TATTTCTAATTGGGAGTTCTACATTCGTAGTTATCTAGGCGGTAACGATTATAAAAACGGCTACTACCTTCACCGCTATGTTTTAGAGTCACCAGAAGAATATGACGCAAGAATAAGACATACACCAGTCGATAACCATTGTAAAAATGTTGTTCAGATATACACAAGCTTTCTTTGGAGAGTGCCACCCACAAGAAACTATGGTTCTTTGGATGGTGACGAACAGTTGAAGTCGTTTCTTATGGATGCTGACTTAGATGGTCGCTCATTCAATACTGTTATGCGTGAAGTACAAATGAACGCTAGTATTTATGGCAACTGTTGGGTCATAGTTGATAAGCCACAATCAAACGCTAATACAAGAGCAGAAGAACTAGCACAGGATATCAGACCCTATATCAGTATCTACACCCCAGAAAACGTTGTGAACTGGAATTACAGGCGGTCAGCTAGTGGTAGGTTCTACCTTGATATGTTGATGGTGGTTGAGGATATAAATGCAGATAGAGCAATTATAAAAATATTCACAGAAGAAACCATAGCAACCTATGAAGTTGAGGAGTATTCCGAAGAATATTCAAAAGGCGAATCTAGACTAATTGAAGAAGTACCAAACCCAATAGGGAAAATACCTGCGGTCAATGTCTATAATTTAAGGGGTGCTAAAAGACCTATAGGCATAAGTGACCTTGCTGATGTTGCATTTCTACAACAATCTATTTACAACGACTATTCCGAAAAAGAACAGCTTATTAGATTAGCAAATCACCCAAGTCTTGTAAAAACACCTAATGTTGAAGCTAGTGCAGGTGCAGGAGCTATAATAGAGATACCAGAAGACCTAGAAGCAAGTCTAAAGCCTTACATAATACAGCCTAGCGGTCAGAACCTAGATGGAATAATGAAGTGTATACAAAACAAAGTAGACGCTATTGACAGGATAACGCACATGGGTTCAGTAAGGGCAACAGGTACACAAATAGCTAGTGGGATTGCTCTACAAACAGAGTTTCAGTTATTGAACGCAAGACTATCAGAAAAAGCCGATTATCTAGAAAACGCAGAAGAACAGATATGGGGTTTGTTTGCTATGTGGCAAGATAAACAATTTGATGGGTCTATAAACTATCCAGACACATTTGATATTAGAGATTGGGCAAATGATCTTCAATTTCTACAAATGGCAAAAGCTAGTGGTATCAAATCCGAAACATTCAACAAGGAACTAGACAAGCAGATAGCACAGGCAGTTATCGACGATAGCGATATGATGCGAACAATAAATGAAGAAATAGACGCTAATAGAACAGTAAGAGGGCAGTTCCAAACCACAGAAGTAGAAGGACAAACAGTTGAAGAAGAAGCGTAAACGTAGGTTAGTACCCAAAGATAAAAGTACTGGTATTCCTAAAAAATATCTTTCTGGTCTGAAAGGTGCAAAAAGAAGTGCTAGAGCAAGTCTATTGAAACAGGTAAGTGCTTTATACAAAGCAGGTGCAAGAATACCTAGATCATTATTGAGAAGAAGGAACAGGGCATAATGGCGGTTAGAAGAAAACCCTTGTCAGCAAAGACACTAGCAACACTAAGAGCAAAAGCAAAGAAATCCAAACTATTTAGCTTTGGTGACCTCAAAGCTTCATTCCGTAGGGGTCAAGGTGCTTTTCTTGGTGCAGGGTCAAGACCCGGAATGTCTATGAACCAATGGGCGATGGCTAGAGTCAACAAGCTTATTAGCAAGGGTCGTTCGGGTACATTTGATAAAGATATAATTAGAAGAGCATCAAAGAGAAAAAGAAAGTAATGGCGAAGTATAGAGGTAAAGACGTTAAACTCAATAAACCTTTTAGATTATCTACAGCCGAATCTAAGCGGAAAAAGTTTGGTGTATATGTAAAAAATAAGTCTACTGGTAAAATAAACAAAGTTACATTTGGTGCTAGGGGAATGTCTATAAAGAAAAGCATACCTGCAAGACAAAGGTCATTCTTAGCTAGAATGGGCGGTGTTCTTAAAGAGGTCAAAGGTCAGAAATCTTTATCACCTGCTTTCTGGTCTATAAAAGCTTGGAAAAAAGACTTTCCCCTATAATGTCGAGAATATTAGATAAATTATCCGATCAGCACGAACAGCGTATTATTGATGTACTCTATAGGCTTGAAGAAGACGTAATAAAAGAGGTAACAAGAGCCACAGGGGGTAAACTTGTTTCACAAAGATTAGCGATACAACTTCAACCTACAATTAGAAACCTTGTAGAAACCATATTCCTAGATGAAGCGGATACCATAATTAATGAAGAATATAACAAGATTGCAAAAGAGGTTTTAGATACTTTTGGCGAAATGCCGATACCTAAAAAGTTCAAAAGCCTAACTGAAGTTGACCTAACAACCTTAAACGCTCTCAAAACACAATCGTTCAGTGGCTTTGAAGATATAGCAGAACGATTTCTAAAAGTAATAAACGATGAAGTATATCAAAGCACTATAGCAGGTAGACCATTTGAAGATATGGTAAGTAACATTCGTTCACATATAAATGGAGTTTACAAGAAATCTAATATTTCAGAAATAAATGAACTGGTAGACTTTATAAATGAAAATAAATTCGAAAATGCAAAGAAAGCAGAGATTGAGGAAGCGGTTAGAAAGCTACATACACAATACGCAAGTGACAGGGCAGGGAATAATCTTAGACGCTATGCAAGTCAGATTGCTCATGACTCAGTAATGCAGTTTCACGGACAGTTTACAGTAGCCAAAGCAAAAGATGCAGGGTTGACCCACTACAGATATACAGGCACACTTGTGAGAGATAGTAGACCTTTTTGTAGAGATATGTTAAATAAGACATTAACCGAAAATGAAATTAGGGATATTTGGAATAATCAAGGGTGGCAAGGCAAGTCTACAGGTGACCCATTTATTGTAAGAGGTGGTTATCGTTGTCGGCACACTTGGATTCCAACTAACCCAGATTGGGATATATAGGAGTGATAAATGGCTGAAGAAAATCAAGTAGAACAGACTACTGAAACAAAAGAAGAAGAAACACCACAAGTAGAGGAAACATCTAGTGAAGTTATGTTCACAGAAGATGAAATGAATGAAATCGTTAGAAAGCGATTAGGCAAAGAAAGAGGTATTTGGTATAAAAAGCTTGGTGTTGAGGACTTTGATACCATTAAACAAGCTGTAAAGTCACAAAAGGATACAGAAGAAAAGCAACGTATCCAAAAAGGTGAGTTTGAAGAAATACTTAAAACCAGAACTCAAGAGTTCAACAAAGAAAAAGAAAACTTAGAGAGTCAGCTAAGAGATATCAAGATAAACAAGTCTTTATTATCTTCAGCATCTAGGAATAAAGCGATCAATCCAGACCAAGTAGTTGAGTTGTTAAAAACAAATATTCAACTTAATGAAAGTGGTAATGTAGAAATTCTTGATAAAAACGGAATAGCGAGGTATAGTAAATCGGGTGAACTTTTGACCACAGACGAATTAGTGCAAGAGTTTCTTACACAAAACCCTCACTTTGTCAGTGCAACCCCAAGTGGGTCTGGCTCAGTGTCAAATGTGGATAGGCAAGAACTCAATAAGCCTTTAAATCTGAGTGAATTAAATATGAACAATCCAGAGGACAGAAAGAAGTATGCTGAATATCGAAAGCACCGAAATTCTAAACCCTATGTGATTAACTCAAACCCTTAATTTGTTTTATTTAAAGGAGTAAACAATGGCAAATGAAACAACCAGTAGTACCATTTCTGAACTCTACACAGAAATTGTAGCCGAAGCATTGTTCGTAGCAAGCGAACAGTCAATAATGAGAAACCTTGTAAGAAACTACACTATTGCAGGTGGCGGTAAGTCTGTTGAAGTACCAATCTACGCAACAGTGTCAGCATCAGCGGTAAACGAAGCAACTGACTTGTCAAACACAGCCGTGAACCCAAGTTCTGTAACTATCACAGCATCAGAGCAAGGAATCATGACCACCTTGACCGATTTAGCCAGAAATTCAGCATCAAGAAATGTTGCAGGTGACATTGGTAGGTTATTTGGTGAAGCTATTGCAAAAAAGATGGACACAGACTTGATTGCTCTCTTTGATGGTTTCTCAACAAGTATTGGTGGTGCAGGAACAGAATTAACTATTGATAATATCTTCAAAGCTGTTGCAACACTAAGACAAGCTAATGTTCCAATGCCTTATTATGGCGTATTCAATCCGAAAGTTATCTACAACGTAAAGAAGTCACTCACTAATACATTTGTTAATCCGAATGGTGGTGATCTTCAAAACGAAGCAATGAGAACTGGATTTATCGGAACTATTGCAGGTGTTCAAATTTTTGAATCTTCAAATGTTGATGGAACTTCTGATACGGATAATTGTAAAGGTGGTATCTTTTCACAAGACGCTTTAGGTTTGGCAATGATGCAAGACTTGAAAATTGAAACTCAAAGAGATGCTTCATTAAGAGCAGATGAAATCGTAGCTACTGCTGTCTACGGAGTTGGTGAACTGCACGATTCTTATGGAATTGAAATGCTCAACGAGTCAGTAATCAACTAAAACTTATGGGGTGGGAAACCACCCCTATTTTTTGAGGTATTAACATGAGTATGATTAAACTTGAAAGAAATGGTAAGGTTATTCAACGTCTTAAAGCAGATTATGAAGCAAATAAAGCTACTTATGAGTTGAGGGGTTTCAAAGAATTTGTAAATAAACCTGCACCACCGCCAAAAGCAGAAAAACCGAAAGAAACAAAGAAAACTGAAACAAAAAAGGCTGAATAATGGCTACAAATGAATTCAATGTTGCTAATACGAGTCTACAGAAAATCCAACCAGATATTTTAGGTTTCGGGATAACAACGTTTGAAGATCAACTTCAATTTGCTGAAAATGATGTAATTAGGCGAGTAAGAGAGGAATGGTGGGAAAGATACAGGCACACAGTACGCTACAAGGACATAACTAAAATAACTTCAGTAGAAATGGATAGTTCTAAACTCACAGACTCACAATGGACACAATCAGTGGTTTATTTATGTTTATGGAAATATGTTTATCCTATTTTGACTAAATGGCGTGACCCAGACACAGGAGAGGGAAAAGACGCATTTCAAGTGCAGATAGACTTCTACAGGGATAGATATGAAGAAGAATTCCAAGCGATTCTCCGGGATGGGGTTGAGTATGATGAAGATGGTGGCGGTACAGTAAGCGATAGTGAGAAAGAACCCATTCATTATTTGAGATTAGTTCGCTAATGGCAGTTGATGTAAAAGTGGATGTTAATTCTATTGCTGTTACAAACCTTTTGAAGAATATAGGTAGAAAACAAAAGGCGGTCATACAAAAATCACTTAATAGGGTTTCTAATATGGCGGTGCTAATGATTACCAAGCGTACACAGTCGGGCAAGCTTCCCGATGGTGGGCAAATGAGAGCATACGCACCAAGCACTGTAAGAAGCCGTAAAAAGAGGGGTAGACAAACAGGTTTTGTAGACCTCACCGACACTGGTAAGATGTTTCGTAGCTTAGATTTTAAAACAAGCGGTATGAAAAGCACGTTATTCTTCTCAAACATGGAAAGAGCAAAAATAGCCAGTTATCACGACACATTCGGGGTAGGTAAAAGACGTATTACAAGACCATTCTTTGCAATAGGCAATAAAGAAGAAGACAAGTTAAAAGCAGAGTTTGCGAGTTTTTATTTCAAAGAAATGCGATTATGAGCAAAAGAGAAAACATAGCGAGTGACATAATTACTAAGCTTGATGCGGTCACAAGTCCTATTGAGTTCAAAAAGATTACACGAGAACCCTTTGAGGTAGAAGAACTTAGTGATGCTCAATTCCCTGCTATGTTTATTCAGTCTGGTGACGAAACCCGGGAAGTGTCAAGCATAGGCGATACAGGTGCAGGGTCTTACAGGGGAACAATAGACTTTCTTATTGTTGCTTTTGGTAAAGGTACAAACACTAATATAGACACAGTACGCAACCAGATAATAGAAGTTGTTGAAGAAACTTTGGATAATGATATAACTAGAAATGGTAATGCTATTGATACCCAGATTATTGAAGCGTCAACCGATGAGGGTTCTCGTGTAATCTTTTT